CAAGGGTGCTAGTGATAAACAAAACACATTTACTAAAAAAGATTGGGATAGTTTTATACCCACAAAAGAGTATTTTGATGAGATAATTAGAATAAGCAAAAATCAAATAATATGGGGGGGGAACTACTTTGCTCATTTATTACCGCCTACATCGTGTTATTTAGTCTGGTGGAAAAAAGATGGACTACCTCGTGGAACATTTGCTGACTGTGAATTAGCGTGGACTTCATTTAATAAACCAGCACAGGTTTATAATAGTAGGTGGCATGGATTTATAAGAGATAGCAAAGAAGAACGAGTAGCACACCCAACACAAAAAGCACTTGATGTGATGCAGTGGTGTATAGAGGAGTTTAGTAATGAGGGTAATTTAGTATGCGACCCATTTGCGGGTAGTGGAACAACAGGTGTAGCTTGTAAAAACCTAAACCGTAACTATATCTTAATAGAAAAAGAACCAGAATACATTAAAATTATCAACAAAAGATTGTTATGAAAATCTACCCAAGAATACAGACAAAATACTCACGGCGACGCTCTCCGCTAAGAAACACGGAGGGCGGAAATGAAACCGTTACAAAATGTAACGCTTTTAAATTACGCGCAGCCGGCTTTATCCGAGATTAAAAAAACTGCCGGGTACGGCAGGAAGGACGGGAGAGGCAGCCGGAGCCGCGCAGATCGTCATTCCGGGACGTCGGCGCACTGCGCCCTTGTCGCCCGGCAGGATGACGGCGAGGATAGCAATTCGGCCCGCAACAGTCAACGGATCAGGCAAGGAATAAAGCAGAAAGATTTATTTTACACTCACGACCATGACCTGGCTCGGGGGAGAGGGAAAACCGGAGAGGGAGGGAGGCGGAGAGCCGGGACCGTCAACTTCTGAAAATGGGGGCAAAGTTGGCGAAGTTGGCACAAGCGAGGGAAAAGCGAGGGCACCAGCGGGCCCAGGAGGGGCATTAGACGGCAAGAACGGGGCCCAGACAAGCGAAACCGAGAGGAAGGAGCAAGAGCGCACAACGGTGAAGAAGCGGCTGTTCCTGGAGTTTTACGAGAGATCGTACGGATCGGTAGCCTGGACCTGCAAGAAGATCGAGATATCGCGGGAATGTTATCGGAAATGGAAGATGAAGGACGCCGAGTTCGCGGCGGCGGTTGCCGAGATAGACAAGATCGAGATGGAGAGCGTCGAGGAACAACTGAAGGCCGGGATCAGTTCCGGCGACGGCGCGCAGATACGGTTCTACCTCTCGCGGCGTCACCCGAAGTACAAGCCGAAGGTGACGATCATCGGAGGCGGCGACGAGGAAACGATAGAGGACATATTCGACGAGGCGGAAGGGATAAAGAAACCCGACCATGGGGATGTTTCAAAAAAACTTCACGAACCGGGAGGCGATCGAGAAGGTGCTGATGATTCGGAACAAGAGGGGTAAGATCGTCCGGTTCATGCCGAACCCGTCGCAGTTGCATTACCTGGCCCGCAAGACCCGGCGCAACCTGATCTTGAAGCCGAGGCAGAAGGGGATGAGCAAGTGGATCGACGCCGACCAGCTGATCGACTGCATGAGGCGGGCGACGCAGGCGGTGGTCATCAGCCACGAGAAGGAGGCGACCAAGCGGCTGTTCGCGGCGGTCAAGTTCTTCGTCGAGCACATGAAGGTGAAACCGACCATCAGCATCGACAGCAAGAGCGAGATCAGGTTCCCGAAGCGGGGGAGCAATTACTTCATCGGGACCGCGGGGCAGAGGGCGTTCGGACGCGGCGACACCATCAACCGGGCGCACCTTTCCGAGGCGGCGTTCTACGACGACTTGGAGAGGATCTTGGGCGGGGTGCAGGAGGCGGCCGAATACGGGCAGATCGACATCGAGACCACGGCCAACGGACGAGAGGCCTTTTATGACATGTGGCAGAGGGCGAAGGGCGGGAAGTCGAGCTACACGCCGATATTCATCCCGTGGTACGTCGACGGCGAATACTCGTCGGTGAACCTGGACGAGGACGAGAGGGCGGGACTTTCGAGGAGCGTGCAGGAGATGTTCTCGATTCCCGACGCGGAGTTCGAGCTGGAGCCGGAAGAGGCGGAGGCCCGGACCCGCATCCAGGCCGAGACCGGCATCCTGTTGAACATCCCGCAGATGAAATGGAGGCGGTACAAGATATGGGACAAGGGGCGGCTGTTTTTCCAAGAATATCCCGAGGACGACGTGAGCTGTTTCCTGCAGACCGGAGGTTCGGTGTTCAGCAAGGTGATCGTGGACGTCCGGCGACGGGTCGACCTAGGCGACTTCGAGGCCTGGGCCAAGAGGGAGAAATGGACCGAGGAGCAGGTGGACGCGTTCAAGGACCGGCGGCTGTACGCCGGGATGGACTGCGCCGAGGGGACGCTCGAAGGCGACGCGCATTCGTTCGCGGTCATCGACATACAGGACGGACAGGCCGTGGTGATTTACGAGATGACGAGCAACGAACCGATAGACGTCTTCGACCTGAAGGTGGCGAGGATATGCAAGGAGTTCAACGTCCAGCTCGGGGTCGAGAAGAACAGCGTCGGCGTCGCGCACTGCAAGAAGCTCAGGGAATTGAAGTGCCGGTTCATTGAATGGGAGACCGGCCCGCACAACAGGCCGACGATGATCACCGACCTGGAGGAGGCGTACCGCAAGGCCTACCTGATCGAGACCTACAAGCAGGCCGAAGACGAGCTGATGAGCATGGTCTACACGGAAAAGCGGACCAATCAGGCGAACTACCGGGCGGACGCGCCGAAGAAGAAGCACGACGACCGCGTATTCGCGCGGGCGATCGCGTGGCAGATACGGAAGAAGCCGGTCCCGAAAGTGTCATGGGTTTGATTACTAAGCGGGGGCGGTTGCGTGCCTCCCCCCGTAAGTGCTAGACTGTGGATATGTCATGGCTGACCAAAATGCTGAGGCGCGAAAGGCGCAAGAGTTCGGAGACCGTCCTCGAGGGCGGATTGGAACTGTTGACGCGACTCACCGGCGACAAGGACATCGGACGCCAGGCGATGATGGAAAAGTACGGCAAGTCCGTCTATATCTACGCGTGCGTTTCGAAGATCGCCGAAAAGCTGGCCGGAGTGCCGCTGAAGCTCAACCGCATAATCAACAGCAAGGGGGAGATGAAGGAAATCCAGGCGCATCCGCTTCTGGATTTGCTGTATAAGCCGAACCCGTTTCAGACCAAGAGCGAGTTTTGGGAATTGACGGTGATGAACCTGAAGCTGGTGGGCGACGCCTTCTGGCTGAAGGTGAGGAACACGCGCGGCGCGGTGGTCGAGATGTGGAACCTGAGGCCCGACAAGATGACGGTGGTCGCCGACGAGCTGAAGTACGTCAAGGCGTACAAGCTGACCAAGAACGACGGGAAGATCATCACGTTCGACCCGGCTGACATCGTGCATTTCAAGAGTCCGGACCCGCTGAACGAGCATTACGGGATGTCGGCGCTGAAGCCCGCGCAGATGAGGATCGAGACCGAGGCGAACGCGGTGCAGTATCAGCGCGACTTCTTCCTGAACTCGGCCCGGCCGGACGCGGTGATCAAGAGTCCGGAGGCCAACCTGGACAAGGAGCAGAAGGACGACATTCGCGAGGGATGGGAGAAGCGTCACCGCGGCGTCGGCAAATCATCCAAGATCGCGATACTCGAAGGAGGGCTGGAATACCAGGTCATCAGCCTCTCGCAGAAGGACATGGACTACATCGAGGGGATGAAGTTCACCCGCGACGACATCCTGGTGGCGATGAAGACCCCGAAGGTCGTGGTCAGCATCGTCGAGGACGTGAACCGGGCGAACGCCGAGACCGGCATGGCGATATTCCTCTCCGAGAACGTGAAGCCGCTGGTGGAGAGGATCGTCGAGAAGGTCAACTGGGAAATGACGTATCCGGACTTCGGCGAGGAGATGGAAGTGACCTACGTGGATCCGACTCCGGCCGACCGCGAGATGGCGATGAAGGAGTACGACAACGGGCTGAAGAACAACTACCTGCTGATCAACGAGGTCAGGGCGAAGGAGGGACTGCCGCCGATAGCCGGAGGTTGGAGCATGTACATGACCATCGTGAATCAGGCGGTCGGAGGCCTGGCGCAGAACTCCAAGACGCTGGGAGGCGATACCGAGGCCGAGGCATATGTCGGAGGCAAGCCGGACCGGACGAAACTCTACGACTTCAAGGGCCGGTACTGGCTGAAGGTGAAATTGGAGATGCGCGAGAAAGTGGCGCAGGCCAGGCGCGAGCAGAAGCGGAAGAAGAAGGGATGGAAGCCGATGATTCTCAATCCGGAGATCAAGAAGGCCTACGCCGAGATGATCTTGAAGGGCATCGACGCCCGGACCGACACGTTCAAGCCGGTGGTCGCGCGGTACGCGGAGGAACAATGCCGACGCGTGAAGGACGCCATCGAGGCCAAGGCGAAGGCGGTCACGGTGAAGGTCAAGCAGATATTCGACATGGAGGCCGAGAACGGAGCGTTGATCGACCTGGCGATACCGCAACTGGCGGCATACCTGGAGCAGGCCGGAAAGGACGCGCTCTCGATGACGGCTCCCGCCGAGGATTTCCAAACGACCAAGAAGATAAAGGAGCTGATCAGGAAGCGGGCCGAGTTCCTGGCCGAGTCGGTGAACAACACCACGGTGCAGGGACTGGAGGCGACGCTGGCCGACGGGATCGCGGCTAAGGAAGGCATCAGCGAACTGAAGGCCCGAGTGGACGCGGAATACTCGCGGTTCCCGTCATGGCGGACCGAACTGATAGCGAGGACCGAGGCGACGGCCGCGAACAATGAGGGTATGATAGAAGGGTTCAGGCAGTCGGGCGTCGCCAACGGCAAGGAATGGATCAACGCCGGCGACGACCGCGTGCGTCCCGAGCATCAGGACGGAGTGGGAGTCGGCGGGGAGATCGTCGCCCTCAACGCAACATTCTCGAACGGACTGGGATTCCCGCAGGAGCCTAACTGCCGGTGCGTCCTCGGTCCGGCGTTCCTGGAGCAATAATCATCGCCTATGAAGAAATCATTTCAACGGCTGATCGAAAAGGCCGAGGAGAAGAAGGGGAAGATGCAATATAAGAGCTTTCCCCTCGAGGTCAAGTCGGTGGACGAAGCGAAATACCAGATTCGGGCGGTGTTCTCGACCGGGGCGATCGACCGGCACGGGGAGATCGTGGAACAGAAGGGATGGGACCTGACGGAGTTCAAGAAGAACCCGGTCGTACTGTTCTGCCACGACCACACGAAGCCCGCGGTCGGCAAGGTGCTGGTAGAGGACAGTTTCGGGCCGAACGCCGAGGGCAACCTGGAGGGGACGATACAGTTCGCGGCCGCGGAATACGAGCTGGCGATGACGCTCTGGAAGCTCTACAAGGGGAAATACATGAGCGCGTTCTCGGCCGGATTCATCAACGACGAGTACGTGGTGGACCAGGTGAACGAGGTTCTGACGCTGACCAAGAACCGACTGCTGGAGGAATCATGCGTGAACGTCCCGGCCAATGCCGAAGCGTTGGCGAAGAGCGGGGCGCCCGCGCCCGACATCACGGAAGAGGTCATACTTGAGATAGCCGCGGAAGTAATGAACGAGTGCGGCGACAATCCCGAATCCATACTCGCCGTCATCAGGGCGCTGACCGGCGCGCTGAAGGCGGTGCAGGAAGCCGATGAGCCGAAGGCGAAAGCCGAAGGCGAAGATGGTGCAAAGGTCGAGCACCCCCTGAAAGTCAGGGGCGGCAAAAAAAGAATACCGGTCAATCTCTTGAACCGCGCGGTCAAGGAACTGCTCGGCGTCAAGAAGAATAACTAATCACCAAAATTATGTTGAATCTCAAGAAAATCCTCGCCAAGGACCCGACGGCCCTGAATGACGAGGAAAAGGAGTTCATCCGCGAGAACGCCGCCTCCCTCAGCGAGGAACAGGTGACGAAGTACGCGGACGTCCTCAAAGGCGAAGAGGAGGGACTCGACGTCGAGGCGGTCAAGGCGCTCGTCCGCAAGGAAGTCAATGACGCCACGGACGAGAAGAAGATCGACGAGATCGCCGAATCCATCGTCGCCAAGTTCATGGCTGGCGCCGAGAAGATGAGGGCCAAGGCCCTCGAGGCCAAGGCCGAGCCGGTGGACCAGAAGGTCCAGGATCGGACCCGCAAGTTCATGAAGGCGTTGCTGAACGGCGACAAGATGGGCGCCAAGGCGCTCACCACGTCTACGTCCGGTTCCGACCCGGATGACGCCCAGGCCGGTCTGACGGTTCCTCCGGAACTGCTGGCCGAAGTCCTGAGGATCAAGGAAACGCAGTACGGCATCGCCCGCAGGGACATGATGTACCTGCCGTTCTCCGGTCCGGGCAATTCCCGCGCGATTCCGGCCCTCGGCACCAGCGTCAACGTGTTCTGGACCGAGGAAGGCGGCAAGAAGAAATCGACACAGCCGAAGTTCAGCATCGTGACGCAGACCTTGAAGAAGCTCGCGGCCATCGTGCCGATGACCGAGGAGATAATCGAGGACTCGGCCATCGACCTGAACGCCCTCCTGGGCGCGCTGTTCGCCGAGGCGACTGCCAAGGAAGAGGACTTGCAGTTCTTCGCGGGCACGGGCGCACCGTGGACCGGCCTCCTGAACAACGGCGACGTGAACACGGTGGACGCGGAGGATTCGGTCATTTCGGCCGACGACCTGCTCAACCTGCAGGACGCCACTCCGACCGGCGCGATGGACGGTGCGCGTTACTACATGCACCGGACCTGGCTCTCGGTCATCCGCAAGCTGAAGGACAAGCAGGGCCAATACATCTTCCAGGCTCCGGCTAACGGCCTCCCGGGCACCGTCTGGGACCGGCCTTATACGCTGAGCGACGCCTTCCCGGCGGTCGCCGACGTCGAAGAGGGTGACGCGTTCATCCTGTTCGGCAACCTGAAGACGACCTGCATCTTCGGCGACAAGCAACAGCTCCGCGTGAAGTTGCTCGACCAGGCGACGATCACCGACACCGACGACGACACGATCGTCAACCTCGCCGAACAGGACCTGGTGGCCCTGCGCGTCGTGGAACGGGTCGGCTACACCTGCGCCCTGCCGAAGGGACTCACCGTCCTGAAGGCCGTGGCCGAGAGCGAATCGAAATAGTCAGATCTGATCGGAAGCCGGTTCCGGGGAGAGGCACCCGGACCGGCCCGATTTGGAAAGATGTTCAAGGATTACGACGACAAGATGATGAGGGAATACGGCGCGAAGTCGACGCGCCGCAGGAAAAAAGATAACAGACTGGACGGAAAAGCGGACAAGCCGCGGAAGCCGTCCAAGACACATTAATGGCGGCAGCTACAGTGGAGATATGCGAGTCGAACGGCGCGGGCGAGGACGTCAGCCATGACGTCGCGAACCTGAACATGGGTTCATCGGAGGAGACTGAACTGGACCCGGTGGCGAACCCGATCGTGCCCGGCGATAACTCGTTCGAGAAGTGGGTGAGGTTCCACGTCACGGACATCGGGACGTCGAGCCTGATCGACAACCTGAAGGTCTGGGGCGAGGCGTTGGCCGCCGAAGCCGCGCTCAAGACGAACGCCCGGACCGCGGGATACGAGGGTGCGCAGGCGTACGACACGGTCAACGGGCCGCTGGACACGGACCGGAGCGCGACCTACAAGTATTCGCAGGCCATGCCGACCAGCGAACCGGCGAGCGCGAACTTGGGGATCGGAGGCGCATTGGCCGGAGGACTGGACGACGCCGGGTACAGCGATTACCTGGTCATGCAGATTCAGACGACCGTTTCGGCGGTCGCCGGCAACGCGACCACGCTCTCGTTCCAGTACGACGAGACCGCCTGACGCATATGGGCAAAAGCATCTGCTCGAAATGCGAAGGCGAGTTCAAGGACGAAGCCGGTTACCTCGCCCATGAGTGCGCGAAGACCGGATTCAAACCCACGGACCCGGCCCACCAGGGCAAGAGGTTCGCGAAGGTCCAGGAGGCCGCCCTTGCGAGGGGAAAGGCCCGAAAGGGGTCAAAGTAGTCGAAAGGGGCCGAAGGGGCCTCTAGAGGTCAAAATCGCGGCCATACAAGGCCAGGATCGGGGCAATACAATGCCGAAAAGCTCCATTCTGGCAAGAGGGAGCTTTTTCATTCAATTCACGACCATGAAATATATCTACGTCGACAAGGACGGGAAGGAGATCGAGGCGGTGCCGGAGCGGTGGGTCTGGACCGCGATATTCGGCGACGGATCGGAGCTGAGGCAATTCGGAGAGGACGGGAAGTTCCACCGGATACAGGAGGCCATCGACAAGGGAGACATCAAGATATTCCGGGTGAGCAAGTTCGACGAACCGGCGAAGAAGATCGAACTGGCGCTCAATGCCGACCATAAGATCTTCATGTTTTATCAGAAGGCCGTACTGAGATACCGGACGAAGGACGAGCGGAAGATCAAGATATGCGTCTTCGGATTTCAGAATCAAAGGACGAAGACCGAGGTATATAACTGCATCCTGCCCGACGACACGGTAGTACAGTCCGAAGGCAGGCTCAATTTCGAGTTCTAATCAACCTCATCCACGGCTATGTCGGACAAGAAAATCAGCCAGTTCACGTCGTACACGCCGCCAGTCGACACGGACGTCGTGCCGGTCGTGGACGTGACGACGGGCATCACGAAGAAAATAACCTGGGCGAACGTGAAGGCCGCGCTCAAGTCGTATTTCGACGGCATCTACCAGGCCGCCATTACCACCCTTTCGGTAAGTCTCGGAGGTACGGGAGTTCAGACCATCACTGGCGTCGTCAAGGGGAACGGGGCTTCGGCCATGTCCGCCGCCGCCGAAGGCGGTGACTATAAGGGTTATTCGGCCAAGTCGATGAAGGTCTGGTCGGATGTCATTACGGTCGCCTATTCCTCGGCCACTGTAATCACTTTCACCGCCGCCAGTGAAGCCGCCGCGACGTTGATGGCGAACTCCATCATCGGGAAACTCTGTCGTTGGACTTCCGCCAACGGTTCTACGGTCAAACAGGGTTTCGTCCGATATGCCACGGCTTCGTCTACGACCGTCACCATGAACCTGTCAGGAGTCGCCTTCGCGTCGGACGACACGAATTTCAGGCTGTCGTTGACGGAAATTGTCAGGATGCTCGATTGGTACGTCCCAGGCGAACAGGTCGCCGACGCTACCAATCCCGTAGGCAAGATGTACGTCAATCCGACCAACCACGATTGGCGCATCCTGTGTTATTCGGTCTATCTCGGGACTGCCGCCGCTGGTTCGGGCGCGGCCTTTACGGTAGACATCTACGATGATGGTACGGGCTTGACGACCTCGGACACCGACTTGACTACCAACGCTTCCGCGTTGAACATCTCTCCCACCGCCTCGCAAGTCATTGTCGGCGGTTCGCTCGTCACCCTCCGCACCCCTACGGCGGCTGGCGCGACGACCAAGCCTCAAGACGCCTATGTCGTCGCCTTTTATTCATACGACGACCTTTGGGACGCCGTTTGATTTATGTCACTTTCTTCCTACTATCGAATGGAAGGCAACTCCTCCGACCTCGTTGGCGGCAGGAACGGCACTGATACGAACGTCACTTACGTCGCCCCCTACGGCAGAAGGGGCAAAGGAGTGAAGATGGTCACGTCGGCGGCTTCCAACGTCGTTATAGCCGTCCCGTTGAATCTCAACAACAATTTCACCATCTGTTTCTGGCTGAATACGCCGTCCGAAAACAGTAATTGGAATTGGTTTATGAATTTCAACAATTACGGGACTTCGGGAAGTCATGCCATGTCCATCGCCACCCAGTCATGGTGGATTCGGTGGAGTTTCGGGGCATGGTTTACCGAAGGGGCTGATACCACCGTGATTCAACTCTCCGCGAACAAGAGATATCACTACGCAGTTGTCAGGAACAACGGTTATCTCTACACCTACATCAACGGCAAACAAGTCGGCAACGCGAAGGCGACATCCGCCAGTTCGTTTCCGACGACTGGCAATTTCAATCTCGGGCGTGGCCCATCCACGGCATCGACCGACCGATATGGCGGCGGACTTGACGAGGTGATTTTCGCGAACGACGCATGGACTCAAGCCAAGATTCGGAGAATCTATGCGATGGGACTCGGATGTTTTTGAACTCGTTTCCTAATTGAAGGGCGATGCCCACCAACTATAAACTATTGGCCGAGGACAGTTCGGCCATCCTGCAGGAGGACGGCAGTTTCATCCTGCTCGATGGCTACACGGCGGAGCAGGCGGCCAAGCCCCTGCGGTACGTCGTCCAAGGACAGGGCGCGCCGAAGCTGAAGGGGCTGAAGTACTGCGTGCCGTCCACGCCCGCCGCGGAAGGGAAGGCGCTCGAATACCGCGTCAGGACGGTTCCGGCCGCTAGCGAGAAGGGCCTCAGTTACGAGATCGCCTCTCCGTCGGTCAATCCCGTCAAGGAAGAGAAGGGGCTCGCCTACGCGGTGAAGACGGTTCCGACGGAGGCGGAGAAAGGACTGACTTACGCGGTGAAGTCAGTTCCGGCCGCGATTCAGAAGGGATTAGGATATTCGGTAGTCACCGTCGGGCGGGCCTCGGTCCCGAAGGATACAGGAGCGAAACTCGCATCGGGCAACTTCAATGGATGGGGGCCAAATTACCTTTGGGAGAATCCCGAAAACGTATATTCTGACGATGAAAATTATGCCGTGGCCGCGGGCAACCTCCTGCCCGCGGGATACGCGACGATGAAACTGTACGGCTTCGACTTCTCGATACCGGACGGGGCCGAGATCGTCGGAATGGAAGTGAAGGCGAAGGGGCACTACGTCAGGACCGGAATCGTCGGGCCGATAGGTTTCCTGGAGTGCAACATTTACGTGGACGGCTTCAATTTCGGAGACATCGGCGGAGCGCAACAACTCAACGAGGATTCCGACTCGGTGGTGACGTTTGGCGGACCGACGACGCTTCCGTCAATGACGACTCCGACCGTCCATGATTTCAACGAGAACGGGGACGGGCTTCATTTCCTCCTACAATTCAGCTCCGGCACGGCGACAGGCCAGGAGAATTATACGACCGTCTTCGTGGATTATGTCACGGTGAAGGTCTTCTACGGCGTCGGACCCGATTTGAAATACGCCGTCGTTTCGACGCCGGAGCCGCAGGAGAAGGGATTACAATATGACATCCTGGCGGTCACTCCGATCAAGGTTGAAAAGGGGACGAGGTACGCGGTGAAGACGATACCGATCGCCGTCGAAAAGGCATCAAGATACCTGATCAAGGCGATGGGAACCTTTGGAAAAGGAATCAGATACGCGGTCACGGCAAAGCCGGAAGCCATGGGGAAAGGCATCACGTATCGGGTGAGGACGATTTCGGAGGCGTCCGGTAAGGGCCTGAAATACGAGGTCGAGACCGTGCCGGGCGCATTGGAAAAATCGACGGAGTACCGGGTGGTGACGGTCCCGGGAGCGACCGAGAAACCGGTCAGGTACGCGGTGAAGGCCGGAATCGCCGTCGAGGAAGAATTGAGATATACGGTGAAGTCGACGCCGGCCGCGAAGAAAGCGGGACTGAGATACGCCGTCTGGACCGAGCCGTTCGCCCTGATGAAGTCGCTCCGTTACGCCGTGAAGACGGTGCCGGAGGCGCAAGCGAAGGGACTCAGGTACTCGATCAGGACCAAGACGGAAACGGGCAAGGATTCGGCTTACGCGGTCAGGGCGACTCCGTCACCGGCCGGGAAAGGACTGGAATATCGGATCAAGACGGCGACCCCTCACGGCAAGGCCCTGCGGTACGAAATCCTAACCGAGGCGGAGCCGATGGGATTGGCGACGCGATATGCGATGCGGACGGTCGGAGGTCAGGGCGAACCGCTGGCTTACAGGGTGAGGATTTCCGCGCTAACCGGCAAAGGCCTCGCCTACGAGGTAGTCGCCGCGGCAGGGGAAATACTGAAGGGCGTCGGTTACGCCATAAGGACGGTTCCCGAAGCCCAGGCCAAGGGATTGCGGTATGAGGTGATGACGCCGGGCGCGATGGGGAAGGGGACCGCATACCGGATCGTCACGGTTCCGGAGGCCTCCGGTAAGGAGGCCGTATATGCCATCAGGACGGCCGGGTTGATTCCAGAGGCCTTGCGGTACGATATCGTCGTTTCCGCAGAGGCATTGATCAAGGGATTGAAATACGAGATCGAATCAATACCGAACGCCGTCGAAAAACCGTCGAGATACGCGATCGTGACCGGACACCCTGACGGCAAGGAATTGGCTTATCGCATCCGAACGGCGAAGACCGGCGGGAAAGGACTGACCTACGAGATATTGACGATACCGGCCGTCACGGAGAAGGGGATGACCTACCATGTCGTCTTGACTCCGGAGGCGGCGGGGAAGGCGCTGAGATACGAAGTGCGGGCGCGAGAATCGGTCTTCAAGGCGTTGAAATACTGCATCCCGACGACGCCGGAGGCGAAAGAAAAACAGGAGAGGTACGCGATCGTCACGGTCCCGCCCGCCTCGGAGAAGGGGATGAGATACGACGTGATTCCTTCGCCGGGCATCGGCAAAGGAATGAGATACGAGATTTTGACAGGAGAGGGGATCGGAAAGGGCGTAATCTACCGGATCGTGACGGTCGGATCGGACGCGAAGGGAATCAAATATGTCGTGAGGACACCGGCGATATCCAAAGGATCGCGGTACGAGATATCGCCGGTCAAGGGCAAGGAGAAAACGGCGAGATATCAGATCGTGACGGTCCACGGTTCGAGCAAGGGACTGGCCTACGAGGTCGAGTCGTCGCCGGTAATCGGGAAGCCGCTGAAATATTCTATCCACACCGTCATCGGGCGGGAGAAGGGATTGCGATACGTCATCAGGATCTACCCGTACAAGCCGAAAAATAAGCCCTACTCACACAAGAATCCGCCTTATTCCAGGAAGGCGAAGCCCTATGCGGACCGGGATTCGCCGTTCGAGAGGGTGGGGAAGCCGTACAATCGGCTGGTACGCGGTTCATAAAAAGGCTATACTGAAAATATGTCAAAGGGATATTGCACGATACAAGACGTCGAGAACTATCTGCTCATCACGGTGGACCCGTCGTTTTACGACCAGGTGGACGAGTGGATCGGTGAAGTCGAGGAATATATAGACCGCAAGACCGGCCGGAACTTCGTCGTGGAAATCGACGAAAGCGGGGACGGCGAGGCCCGCAAGTTCGACGGTAGCGGTTGCTCGAAACTGGTGATCGACGACTGCCTGGAAGTGAACAAGGTGGAGATCGGGGTCACCGAACTGGAAGAAGTGGACCCGCTGGATTACGTCCTGAAGCCGTCGAACTCGACTCCGAAGACGTTGATTCAACTGAGAAACGCGATATTCCTCCGCGACCTGGAGAACGTGACGGTGACCGGCTTTTGGGGTTACTCGGTGACGGCGCCTGGCGACATAAAGTTCGCGGCGACGGTGCTGGTGGCCGGGATAATCAACAACGCCTGGTTATCCGAGGGAGAGGTGCAATCGGAGAGCATCGGGCGTTACTCCGTGACGTACAAGACCAAGGACCAGATAGACGATTTCGCCGAAGTCGAGGACATCCTGAAGTCGCGGAAAAAGTACAATTTCTGATCTGATTTTATGCCGATCGCCGAACATTACGACAAGACGGCGGTGGTGCTCCGGCTCTCGGACGAGAGCGGGGATACCGAGGGTTACCAGTCGCACATCGCGGCCGTGCCCTGCCATGTCCAGCCGCTTGACGATTCGTTCAGCCAGGACATGAACGGCAACTTCGGCAAGGACTACCTGATGTTCTGCGACCCGAAGGATATCCAGGAGGAGGACCGGGTGATACTGGAGGGGATCGGATACCGGGTGGTCGGAGTCGAGCGGTACAGGTTCCGCAACGAGGACCGGCACATGGAGATACGCATCAGGCGGTCACTCGACTGATATGGTGATCGTGACCGTGAAAATAGACGGGCTGGACCAGATGAAGGCCGCGATGAGGCAGATACCCGAGAAGGTGATCAAGGAACTTTCCACGGCGGTCAACAAGTCGGTCCTGCTGATGGAGAACGCCGCCAAGAAGGAGGCGCCGGTGAACAAGGGCGGGGGCGGGGGAAACCTGAGGAAGACCATCCACGCCTCGATGGTCAACCGGCTGAGGGGAATGGTGGAAGTGCTCGCGCCTTACGGGATGTACGTCGAGACCGGGACCAAGGCCCACATAATCAGGCCCAGGACCAAGCAGGCTCTCGCCTTCGAATGGGGGCAGGGCGGATACCAGGCGGCTCAGGCGGGAGGCAAGGTGGTGTTCGTGAAGCCCGGACTGACGCGCGCCGGGCGGGTCAAATACCACGGCTCGGTGGTGATGAAGGAAGTGCATCATCCGGGGACGAGGGCGAACCCTTTTTTACAGCGGGCGGCGGACAGGTCGAGGGCGCAGATACAGGGATTTTTCGACGCCGCGATGAAGAAGGTACTGGATTCACTCAAATGAGAATATGACGAAAACAATCGCGGGGATACAGGCGCTGATCGCGGGCAAGATCTCCGACCTCAAGATCGGGGATTTCAAGGCCTTCGGGCAGGTCGCGGACCACGCCGAAGGGGACTTTACCAAATACCCGGCCGCTTGCGTGTTCAGCAAGGGCGGGTCGGGGAGGGTATTGGATACGCACCGCAACGAGAGGACGTTCACGTTCACCATCGCGCTTTACCAGGAGCAGTCGCTGGCGGGCAAGGACAAGGCGACGGCATCGCAGGTGATGACGGCCGCGGCCGACGCGGTGATCGCGGCGTTCGATGCGGACCGCGACCTCGGCGGGGAAGTGGAGATCGTGAGGGTCGTTTCCTTCGCCGACGATTTCACGGTGAAGGCCGGTACGTTCAACTTCTGCACGGTCGACGTCGAGGCCGTGGTGGTGGTACAAAATTATTGACGGAAGTGCTATCCTAAGATTATAAGCCCCGCCGTCAGGCGGAATAAGCAAAAGATATGGAGAATTATTTAGCGGACAAGAGCTACCTCGCCGTCAAAGTAGAATCGGTGGAGGGACTCGCCGAGAGGCCGGACGTCTTCCTGCCGCTCGAATCGGCGGACGTCAAGACCGAACCCGGACTGACGGCCGACCGGCGCATGAGGGGATTGGCCTGGAAGTCGGGCAAGCTCTCTCAGGGGCCTCGCGCGCAACGCGGGACCATCAAGCTGTGGGGCGACCCGACCACGGTCGGTCACGCCCTGAACATGGCCATCCGGCACGACCCCTCGGTGGGGGGCGGTGCGGAGGACGGTTACGTTCACGAGTTCACGGTGGACGCGCCGAACACCTACACGGTCGAAATTCCTAAGGGACCATACGCCCAGAGGTTCTACGGATTGAGGGCCGACCAATTGAAGCTATTAACCGACGACGCCAAATTGAAAGTCGAGCTGGCGGTCGAGGCCATGGGGCAATTCAGTTCCTCGCAGAGCGCGGTGGCTCTCACGGGCGGGGCGAGCACGAGCATCAAACTGAAGCAGGACTACGACCTGAGGCCCACGGACGGGTTATGCGTCGGCGACAAGCTGACGATCGTCAAGTCGGCGGACGGCACCAACGAGGATCTGACAATCTCGGACGTGGACGAGGACGGATTGACGCTGACGATTTCCCAGCCGGTGGCCAGTTACTCGATAGGGGACACGGTATACCTGAAGCGACAAGTGCCGACGGATATCGAAAAGTTGCCCAAGCCGTTCTTCTTCGGCGACGCGCTGGTGGGATTCGGGGCGGACGGTTCGGAAGCCTTGGCCAACGCGGCCGACCGGGCGACCGCCACGCCGGTCCATGAAGTGTCAATCGATTACAAGAACAACCTGCTGAAGGCTCCGACGACCGGATCGCGCGACCCGCTGAAGATCTTGCCGCAGGTGCCGGAGTGCCAGGTGAAGGTCAAGCAACTGTTCGACGGCCCGGACCAGCACCAGAAATGGCTGGCGCTCTCGAAGCAGGCGATGGCGATAATCTTCACCGGGGAGATCATCAACCCGGACGGTCCGACCAAGAACTACCTGACGCTCCTGTTCAACAACATCGGGCTGATCGAGCAGGCCGAACCGCTGGCGGTCGGAGAGTACATCATGAACGACCAGACGTTCGAGGCGCTGTACGACGACAACGACCAGGCGGCGTTCTCGGCGGAATTGAGGAACCTCGTCCCGACCTATCAGGGCGACGAAGAATCACCGGCCTAAGATATGCGCGACCGCAAGACTCAAGAAATCATCTGCCCCGACTCGGGGGCGAAGGTGCAAGTCAAGGAATGGATAACCGGCGCGGAGGCCGAGTACATCGAGGCGCCCGTGCTCGCGGGCATCGAGAAGAGGGGCGCCGAAATACGGCTGAGGGCGGTTAATCCGGCCATCCCCGCCCTGCCGGTCGGCGAGCAGGGGACTCATGTGAGGAATCACCGCATCATCGAGAAGAACGTCGCCTCGATTGAGGACGGCGGATTGGTCATCACGGACCCGGCCAAGATCGTCAATCATGTCCTGAACGGGATGACCTCCGACGACTACGACTTCATCCTGGCGAAGATAGACGAGGTGCGGGCGGAGGCAAAAAAAAAATTGATTCGCTCGAATACCTCCGGGCCTACCGCATCTGCCGGATGATGCACTGGACGTACCAGGAATATCAGGACGCGCCGGTGGAGTTCGTCGAGGCCATCATAAAATGGTCTAAGAAGGACGCCGAGTCCTGATACCTATGGCAGACAGCCAAGTGAGACTGCAATTCATAATCGACGCGGAGAACAAGGCCAACGCGGCGTTCTCGTCGGCGGAGAAGGGAGTCAAGTCCCTCTCCGACGCGTTGGAAAAGCACAAGAAGCTGATACAGGGCGTCGAGATCGCGGCCGGGGTCGCGCTCGGCGCCCTTGTGCTGTTCGCCAAGGACAGCATCGAGAAGTTCGCCGAGGCCGAAAAGGTGGACGCCCAGCTGAACGCGGTGCTGAGGTCCACGGCCGGAGCGGCCGGGATGACGGCGAAGGCGGTGAACGACCTGGCCGTTTCGCTGGCGGCGCAATCGACCTATTCGCGGGAGAACATCAAGTCGGCGGAATCGATGCTCCTGACGTTCACGAACATCAAGGACGACGTGTTTCCGCAGACGACCCAGGCGGTGATGAACATGGCGACGGCGATGGGGACGGACCTCAGGACCGCGGCCGAGCAGGTCGGCAAGGCCATGAACGACCCGACGCAGGCGCTCTCGATGCTCACGCGCACGGGCGTGCAGTTCACGAACCAGCAGAAGGACATGGTGACGAAGCTGGCCGAGTCCGGCGACGTCTTGGGGGCGCAGAAGATCATCCTGGACAAGCTGACCGAGAAGTTCGGCGGGGACGCGAGCGCGGCCGCGGCGACCTATTCCGGCAAGCTGGAAATCTTGAAGAACAAGATGGACGACCTCCAACAGGAGGTGGGCAAAGGAATGTTGCCGGTGATCGGCGACCTGGCCCAGGCCTTCGCCGACACGGGCGAGCAGATGATGGGGACGACCAACATCAGCAAGGCGACGTTCACGGCGTTCCGCTACGTCACCGAGTTCGCGGCATCGGCCGCGGTCGAGACCACGAAACTCGGACTCTCGATAGCGGCGCTGGCGACCTATGCGGACAAATACTCGCTGACCAACCTGTTCGGGCTGGCCGACACGAAGAAGAACCGGGCGCTGGACGAGCAACTGGTGAAGATCGGGGACATGGCCAACGCGGCCGACGCGTTCCTGCAGGACTTCGTGGACCGCAACGAGCAGGCCGCGGCGGTCATCGACGGGATGATCGCGGAAACGGGCAAGCTCGGAACGAAGGGGAAGACCGGCTACGGCGAACTCGGCAACGCGGCCGCCGACGCGGCGAAGAAGCTGGAGGACGCGAAGAAGCAGATCGAGGAGACCGGCAAGAAGATGGACGACATGGAGAAGAAGATATCGGCTACGAAAGGAAGCCTGAGCGACGAAGCCGCGACGTCGGCCCGGGAACAGTTGGACGTCCGGAAGAGCGTCGCCGAGGCCTACGTCAAGCAGGAGCAGAAGGTCGCGGACTTGCGAACGCAGATAGACTCCGAGACCGACACGAAGAAGAAGATGGAACTGCTCGACCAATGGAGGCAGGAGAGCGTCGCGTTGCAGAACTCCGCGACGACCAAGATCGCCTACGCGGGCGAAATAGCGGACGCCGAAAAGAAGGCCGCGATGACGGACTTCGAGCGCGAACTGGCCGACATCCGGGACAAGCAGGCATTGAGGGACGAGGAACACGCTAAAAAGAAGCTCGAATTGGAAACCGAGCTGGCCGACGAGATGAAGCAGAGGCAGAAGATGGCCGACGACATCGGCTTATTGGAGGAACAGATAACGGCCAAGCACGTCACGGAAGTGAAGAAGCGGGCGGCGGCGTCAGTCGCGGCCGGGGAGATCAGGCCGGTCCAGGAAACGGCGACGGGATCGGCGCAAGGTCCGGGACCGAGCATCCCGGCGGCTCCGGCTCCGACCATCACCAATGCGTTCAACTTCACGTTCAACGGCGACGTCAACGACAAGGACGCGCTCTGCCGGGAAGTGATAGACGTCATCAACAGGAAAAGCGCCCTGGTAAAGCAGGGAGCGCAATAAAGATATGCCGATACCCGTACTCAGCGTGACATTCGACAACGAGGAACTCGTGACCTCGGAATACCTGCCGAGGATCTTCCAGCATGAGAACCCGGCAGAGAAGTTCATCAACTCGGTGGACCTCCCGCGCGAGGACGGGCAGGTGTTCGTATCGACTCGCCGGGGGGCCAAAATCATCACGGTCAACGGCATCCTGACGGCCGCCGACCTGGAGGCGCTCGAAACGGCCATCCAGGAGTTCAAGGAATTGTTCTCGCGGGAACAGCGCCAGCTGGTGTTCACCCGAGCGGACGGGTTGACGACGATTTCCTACACGGCCACCTGCCGGAGACACACGTTCGACCGTGACCATTTCCACCTGAACTACGTGCCCTGGTCGGCGGAGTTCATCGTGCCGGAAGGCATCGGTTACGGCGCGGGGACCGAGACTGAAGGACCGGCGTCGGACTTCAACGCGCAGGACGAACCGACCGACGTCGATTTCGAGATGGTCGGGTTCAAGGGGCCGAAGCCGAAGATAACGGTGACGGTCGGGAATCCTAGTTGGGACCAGGCGACGGGCGTCATGCTCCGCAACAAGGACACCGGGGAGAAGATCATCATCACGCAGGACGGCTCATGGGAGGAAGGCGATACGGTCGTCATCGACTGCGATAAGAAAAAGGTGACGTCCAACGTCGACTACGCGGCACAGCGGGAAGTGGATTTTTACGGGGTCTTCCCGAGCTTCAGGAGCGAATTCGACGGCGACGGGGTGTCGCATTTCGAGATCCAGGCGGGTTGCATCCCGATACAGGAAACGGTAGTCGAGGACCCGACGGCGCTGGGAGACTCGATGGACCTGATTTCGCACATGATCTGGATGGCGCAGAGCTTCGTGGTGCCCTATGACGACGCGACGTTCCGTTCGGTGGCGCTCGTCGTATCGAAGGTCGGGTCGCCCGCGCCATTCCACATCGAGGTGCAGGAGGACGACGGCGGAAAGCCGAAGGGAGTGCCGATCGTGCAGTTCCTGGCCGGCGGCGACGGGGCGGACGGGACGCCGAAATGGATAACGCACGTGCATCCGTACGAGCAATTCGAACTGAAGGCGAACACCCGGTACTGGATAGTCTGCTACCAGGACGACGAACCGCTGACCGGTTCGGATTACTGGCGCATCCACATGCTCGTGCCGGGCACCTACGAGCTGGGTAGCGTGGCATGGAGCGACGACATCGGAAGCACGTGGACCTACTACGAAGGGAAAGACCTGGCATTCAGGATCGAGGCGGGGGGAGGGGGCACGGAGGCGCAGGTCAACGTCGAGATCGAATACAAGCCGGTATTCCTATGAAGAACACGGTCATCAAGGTCTATTCGCCAGACGGCACTTTCATGGGGACGGCCAATCCGACGGCCATCTCGTCCTTCGTGAAGCGGCTGAACGGCGGACTCGGGGAGATAGTCTTCACGCTCGGTGAGAAGTTCGACGCCAGGATTCCCCTCATGGCGCTCGGCAATAACATCGAGGTGCACGTGTTCGACTCGGACGTGATCGGTCAACCCTCCAAGCTGGTCTATTCCGGGTACGTCACGATGGTGGAGCGCAACCTCGGGGCGAAGGAATCGGTGACGGTGCATTGTCTCGGACATCACACGAAGCTCGCGCTCGACGTCGTGCACGACGGCGAGACAACGAAACTGCTCAATTACGTGGTGAGTCCCGGAGGGTGGTTCAAATGGATCATCGACAACTATCGGGAGAACAATCCGGACGCGAAAATTCATGCCGATGAAACCGACTTCCATGGTCCGGGGACTGACCTGAACTTCACGATGCAGAGGAAGACTTATCTGGACGCGATAGAGATGATCAGGAGCATGAGCGACGTCGGACAGACCTGGTACGTGGATGCGAACGGACGGGCGACGTTCCTCGAACCCGGCGAGGTGAAGCACAAGCTCATCTTCGGGAGACATTTTTCGGACATCAAGGTGGTGACGAACCTGGAGCCGGTCAGGACGCAACTGCTTTATTTCGACGGACAACCGTCAGACGTCAATTCGAACTATCTTTACAAGCGATATACGGACCAGGCGGCGAAGGCGAAATACGGCGCCCGCCTCGAGATCTGGACGAGGAACGGTCAAGTCTTCGTCAAAGATAACGAATCCGTCGCCGACACTCACAGGGCCAGGGCGACGCATTTCCTCAAGGACCGGAGTCAACCGCCCGTGACGGTCACATGCACCGTCTTCGACAATAACGCGCTGATGTCGAGCACGTCGGACGAGCTGGGCGACAAGTTGCTGGGTTATGACATCGAATCGATAGAGCCACGGGACATCGTGAGGTTCAGCGGGTTCGACGAGACCAAGGTGGACTTCTTCCGGGCCGACATGATGGTGACGGCCGTGGAATACGCGTTCGACTCGGTGAAGCTGACGCTCGACGTCCTGAAGAACGACCTGACGGACTGGCAACGGCAGGCCGAGATGATGCAGGCCGAGAACTCGATACTCGACGAGGTGGCGGCATTTACGGATGAGGACGTATGAGTTGCCCTTCCGAACTGACCGAGTGCCAATGCGGGTGCCCGAAGACCGAGGACGGGAAATGCACCTGCTGTTGCACCTATAATCACGGCGGATGAACATGAGAAATAGATTCCTGAAAACCTGCGTCGTCGTTTCGGCGGTCGGACTGTTCATCGGATTTTTCATCTTGGGGGCAATCATATGATGACCGTATTTTCACAGCGGGACCCGCGATGGGCGAACAACAATATCGGGGCTTCGAAGCTCCGCATCGGAACAGAAGGATGCACGCTCACATGCGTGGCCATGCTCTCGACGGCATGGAACGCGGCCAACGGGACGACGCCGGCGGCGATAGCCTCTAATGCCGACTGGTTCACCCCTGACGGTCTGATCTTGTGGGGCAAACTGGCGATACACGGCCTGAAGTTCGACGGACGGCTCCGCATGTTCTGCCAGGACGCGGTGAAGGCCGCGGTCAAGGACGAGAACCGGGCCGCGCTCATCGAGGTGAAATTACCGAGCGGATGGAAGCACTGGGTGGTGGCGGTCAGGAACGAACTAATGACCGGCTGGCGGATCGCGGACCCGCTGACCGGGACGTACCGATGGCTCCCGAGGGAATGGACGCCGGTCGGATGCGCCTTCTTTTCGAGGATATGAAAAAGGAACTGAGGAAGAAAATAATCGAATGGACGGTTTATGGGTTGATACTCGCGACGGTGCTGTTCATGATCGGGGCCGAGTGCTACGCCCAGGATTCGTCGTCGTTGCCGATCGCGCCGCTGGACGTCACCGCGCTCATCGAAAAGCTCGGCGGATGGGCGGTCGTGGCGGTACTCCTCTGCAAGCTGATATTCAACGACATCGCCCACCTGAAGGCGGAGTTGGAGAAGGTCAACGCCTCGATAGCCGGAGTGGACGCGACGTTGAAACTGCTGGTGCGGTTGCAGGCCGAGCAGATGGGGAAGAACCCGGATCTGATCGAGGCCCAGATGATTTCCAAGGGGGTCAAGACGGAGGGGACGTGAGGAAGGGGGTCTAGACGCGCAAAACGGAGGCAGGCGGGGTTTTAGGGGCGGAAAGGGGAAAAGGTAGGGTAAGGGGAGAAACGACGCTCCAGGGGCATCCTGGGGCGTTTTGCGTTTCCGGCGGGCCTTGACGGATAGTTCATTTTGTGATAGGATTTAGAACAGTAGGGAACAGCGACGTACTATTCAATAAGCCCGAGAGGGCGGAAAAATATGGAAAGACCCAACGTGAATAATTTTATGAATGATAAATACGAACTCATACCGAGCGACGAGGTATCTATTACCGGAAAAAAACTTTTTCAGATAAAAGCCAAAAAAACTTTTTCTTTTGTCGTGAAGGGAGAATTAGGCGGTTACATCGAAGCAGAAAAAAACCTTGATGTGTCTGGAAATGCGTGGGTGTATGGAGATGCGCGGGTGTATGGAGATGCGTGGGTGTATGGAGATGCGCGGGTGTATGGAGATGCGCGGGTGTATGGAAATGCGCGGGTGTATGGAAATGCGCGGGTGTCTGGAAATGCGCGGGTGTCTGGAAATGCGCGGGTGTATGGAAATGCGCGGGTGTCTGGAGATGCGCGGGTGTATGGAAATACGTGGGTGTATGGAG